ATTCCCGATAAAGGACTCTGCTAAGAGTAGGCCATTCGGCCTCTGTCCATCCGGCCTGCAGTGCGAGGTCGTGCCATTCTCCGCACCTGCCGTGCTCTTGTCTCGCCTGATCAATGGTGATTGTGTGAAGGTATTCCAGTGCTGCAGCATCCAGCACGATAGGAGCCTCTGTGGTGCTCGTCGTGGTACTGGCTGGCAGCGTGGTGCTCGTCGTCGTGGATGTCTCCACTGGAGCGAAGGTAGATACCACTGGAGGCAGCGTGGCCTTGGGCTTGGCTTCGTAGTTGTAGAGGGCTGCGCCAATAACAGCAAACACTGCCACGATTCCAGCGAGTAAACGGAAATAGAGATGCCAGATGTGCTTCATGTCATTGCTCCTTCAGGATTGCGCTGCGTGTTCTGATTGCTCGCAGTGTCCTATCCACTGCGTCCATGCAGGCCTCGTTCCGCTGTGTCAGCGTCGGCCTGCTTCTTTGCGCTTGCGTTACAACAGGATACTCATCCTGTTCTTGTTTGTGGTTCATTATGAAGTTAGTTAGTGCATCGTTTGTGTGGCTACCTGTCACTTCATTATCTGCACTAGGTGGCTCATCATTTGTGGCTACCTGTGCAGAACGCTGTGCAGAATGCTGTGCAGAACGCTTGCGTTGGGCAAACACTGTGTAGAGGTTGCTCGTCTGATCACCATTGGCACTCTTGCGCTTCTTGACCCCGAGCGCACCTTGCTCCACCAACTGCTTCACGGCACGATCAACAGACGGCATGCTGCAGTGCGCAAGAATGGCGATCCTCCTGCGTGACGGGAAACACTTGCCTGTCCGTGCATCAGCATGGCTTCTAATGGCGCAATAGACACGCAGTGCCGTCGCCGTGATAGGCAACTCCATTACCCATAACGGCACAATCACAAACTGCTGCACAACAGCATCGCTACTGCTAATCTCTTCCATGACTCCTCCAAGTCACTCGTGAGGGATGCAGCCAGTCCCCTTTCTGCTGGCTGCATCCCTCTTCTACATTCCGGCTTCCTGCGCAATCTGCGCAAACTGTGCAAACACAGACAGCCTCATTACTACCAGTCCATCGGACATGCCATCCGGCATCGCCACCATCACGAATGGCCTCACATCACCAAGAGGCCTGTGTTGTTCGCTCTGCTGTTCAGCAAGCACAAAGCGTGTTGCGATTGGCTCAATCTGTTTGCCAGCCTTCACTTCAAGACGGCAAACACCTCCCCAATGCTCTTCGTGGCGTGTGTTCGCTCCGGCTATTCCCAATGCCTTGCGTGCTTTGCGTGCCTTGCTGTCTCCCTTTGCACGATTGCGTCTGCCACGAGCAACAGGATCATCACAGCCTTTGACACGACGAAGGCCATCACGAGCAGCCTTGCCGAGCGTGCCATAGAGGGGACAGCCCTCTGCACTGCACTTGTCACGATTGCCCTCGCACTCCGCTTTCGGTTTCAGCATTTCGCTCATGAGCGTCAATCATAACGACAACATCAATGATGCGCTGCCACCTGTCCCAATCAAACTCATTGTTGATGGCATCACGGCACGCATCTAGAAGCCCATCTAGCAGTTCCCTGCGCTGACCACTGCGTGTCTTTGCTGGCCTGTCGTAAACCTCATCATCATTGAAGTATGAGCGATACCTGCTGTGGACATACGGATGGCATCTGTCTCTGCTCTCCTTCAGCATGAACACAACTCCGGCTGCGTGCATGTTGGTAAGAGCACCTGAAATCTGCCCATGATGCAAGTCCAGTTCTCTGCCAAGCACCTTCCATGTCAGGCCTGCTCCGCCAGCCCATTGCAACATTTGCAGGATAGATGCTTGGCGTGCAGACAATGTTCCGTCTGTAGCCTCTGCCTGCGCTCTAGCGATGCTCGCTGGCCTGCTCACTGAACCTGCAGTGCCGTTGTAAACAGCAAACTGCTGTGGCTCTGCAGCGTCGTGCTCATGCCACTCTTCTAGTGCGAGTTCTTCCTGCTTGGCATCTAGCCATTCATCACGATCACGCATGGCGTTCCTGCTTGCTGCCCATCTCAGCGATCACCACATTGAGGTCATTCACGAGATCAATGTGTCCATCGCACCACGGTTGCACCATCGGATACGCAAGTTTCATGACTTTGAGCGCACCTACTGCAACAGCATCCCTGTCTGATTCGGCCTCAAACAGGTGCTGCGCAATGTACGCACCATCATCACTTCGTGCTAGGAGTGCGAACTGCCTCATCCCTTCACCACCTTTGCGTTTCCGGCTGCATCAATCTGCAGCGTGCCTTCACCTTTCTTGACCATCATCAGTTGTGTGATGAGGGCATTGGCCTCTTTCGTGTTCAGGTCACTGAGGCTCTTGTTGCCAGCGAGTAGGTGCAGCGTTTCGTCATCGGTGTCCGTTTCTCGTGCGATACCACGGATCATCTTCAGTTGTGGCTCAGAGGCAGGATTGATGGTTGGCGTGTGCTGTTGTGGCCTTGTCGCACGCTGCGCAGGCATCGGCACGACTTCCGCATCCTGTTGTGGCTTCGGTGACTGTCCTGCACGACTGCCGAGTTGCGCACGCTGTGGCTTCGGTGCAGGCTGCGTGGACTCGCTGCGCACAAAGGTGTCCGCATCGGGGTCAACATCATCAGTTGGCAGGCACAGCGTCTGCAGCAGTGCAGTGCGGAACGCAACGCTCATTGCCTTTGCTGTTGCCTTGTCGCCACTGTCCATGGACTCTGCAACGACTGTGGCCTGCACGCTGCTGCCGTCAGGTGCGTGGAATGTGTAGGTGGCATTTACACGCACATGCGCCATCGGCGTTCTGTTCTGCCCGATGTTCACTGTTTCGTAGATGCAGTCGTTGATGGTCGGCACGACGACAACTCCGTGTTTGCGTAGGGCTGGCGAGACTGCATTGACCACACTGTCAATGCCTCTGAAGTTGAAGTTCTGATGCGTGTTGCGCTCACCCTTGCGCACTGCACCTGCATCCTCCATCACCTGTGCTAGTAGTTTGATGATCTCCATTGCTGTTTCCCTTTCTGTGTTACCAGTTTGTTGTTTGCTCTTCGCACTTTGCGCAGTGGTAGGTCTGGCCTTCGTTGTGTTCCGGCTCAAACTCCCACAAGTTGTCTAGGAAGATCGGCTGCTTCGCATTGCCCTCGGGGTCTATCTCAGGGAGCGCAGCACCACAGTCGGCGCAGTAGATGTCGCAGAAGAATGTGTATCCGACGACCTCAAAGGACTTGCGATACGGAATCTTCATTTCACAGGCCTCATGACACGGAACGAACTCTGCTTCATGTAGGCAGCAGCGATCTCAGGATGGTCAGCCTGCAGTGCCTTTGCATCCAGCGAGGTGCGCTGCTGTGACTTCCATGAAATCACACGATGTCCGGCGACAGTGCCGTACTCCGCATCCATGAGCATGCGTGCCAGTGCGTCACGCACCTTCTTCTCGCTTGCCTCTAGGTCGGAAAGTGCAGCCTTTATGCCTTGCCATTCTGCGATCAACGCAATGGCGTTGGTATCCAGTTCCTTCTCACCAGCAGGTTCAGGATGCATCTCTGCGATCAATGTTGCAGGCAGTGTCTCTGCGTCCGGCACGAAGCCATGATCAACCATGTCGCAGAACTGTTCTACAGAATGCAGCATGTCTGCGATGGCCTGTTCATCACGCACTACTTCCTCAAAGCCGAGGCGCAGGTGGCGATCAAGAATGATGAACACAATCCGTTCTGCTTCTGTGCAGTGCATTTGTGCCTGCGCTTGCCAGTACCACGAATCCGGCAGTGGTTCACCGAGGCCGTAGTGGTTGGATGTCTTAGCCTCAACAATGAGGTTCGGCGTTTCCGTGCCACGACCATCCAGTGTTGCGATGATCCTGCCGTGCAGGTACATAACCTCCGGCGTTTCAATCTCCTGCTGCAGCACATTTGACGCATGCTGTAGAAGCGCAGGTTCTAGAACATTGCCACGCACCATCGCATCGTTCTGCTCTCCAACAGTAGGAGTCATCAACTTGCGAGCACCTAGTTCGCTGACAGTGGAATACGGATTGCAGCCCATGATCGTTGCGACTTCGCTTGCACCTACGATGCACTCGCCTTCCGGCGAGCGATGGCGCAGTTGCAGCCAAGCGAGACTTCCATGTGCAGGTTTCGGGATGTGTTGTATGGTCATGAACACATCCTATGACATAGGTGCTAGAGAGATTAGACATCCTTCTAGATTCAGTGTGGAGGGTGATGGCGCAGGCCGAAGGCAGCGATCAACGACCTGCGCCACCTTCGTTCATCTGAGTGCGTGCATGATCATTGATGTGTCCATCAATCTTGCCCTCAATGCGCACGACCGCTGACATCACTGATGCATGATCAGTCTTGTTCTCTTTGCGTGCATTCTGTATCAGCGCAGCCAGTACCACGCCGACAGTACCGATGAGCGCAACAGCGATGGCTTCCATCAGGCCTTCAGGTTCGGGAAGGCCTGC